TACTATATTTGTTCCATCAGTGTTTCTAATGTAAACATAAGATATTCCAGAATCAGTAGTAGCCAATATATTTGTTTGACCTGAAGTAGCTATAGAAGCTCTAGATAAACCTACTGAAGGCAGTGCTGTTGTCAGTGAATCTGATAAAGAAACACTTAATACATCTGCCGTAGCATCTGTGCTAGCTAATGTTAATCCAACTGTTAATGTTGCCATGTTATTATTGTTTTAAAGATTATTAATTATGTTGTTAGATTTGATTCAGTTGAAGCAACAGCTGTAGCAATAGCTTCATCAAGAGCTAAAGTATCAAATCCTATCTTACCAGAACCCTTGATTAAGATTTGAGCTTTAGAAGAAGAGTTATCAAATCCTGAACAAATATTCTTAAGTCTTACAAAACCAGACAACGAAGTATCAGGGAAAGCTACAGTTCTACCGTTAACGGTCAAAGAAGCAAAATCAGATACAGCTGTTTTACCACCCATGTGTTGAACAAAAGAAGTTTGAATACTATCTAAAGATGTTTCAACTTCTAAGATGTCAACGAAAGGAGAATCTAATCCAGCAAAGTTTGTGTTAGAAGCATCATAGAATACCATCCAATCATCAGCAGAAGCTCCCAAAGAACCACCTTCATAAGTTAATATTACTCTATCTAAGTTAACTAATAAGTTTACTTCAGAAATAGTAACAGCATCATAAGCAACGCCATTCTTTTTGTTAACCTCAACAGCTCTTAACTGTCCAGATTTAGCAGAAACACCAAAACCATCAGCTACATTTACACATGGCTCAACAATTCTAAGTTTAATAGGAGCACCACCTTGTGCTGGGTCAGCATAAATAATTTCTCCTTGAACACGATAAACAGGTAGGGCTAAACCAGTAGCTCCCGTTGTAATATCTTGTTTAGTGTCAGCATCATAGTGAGCTTCTGAACCATGTAAAAATACATTGTCAGCTCCAGTAATTTTTTGCTTGAAAATTTTACCAGGAGTAAAGTCAGCAGAAGCTATATCAAAGTTGCCTACTGCATCTCCTATATCTCCAACACGGATATACTCTCCGTTAGTAAGACCGTGAGCTGTAATTGTTAGTGCGTCAGTTGCAGCAGTTGCTACTGTAGCATTAATTCCTAGAGCGGTCTCTACGTTTGTTCCGTAAATAATATGCTCGGAACTTAGCATCATTGTTTTTGCTTCAGCGAGTGTAGTACCGAACTCTCGTTCTCCATACCTTAACACGCTTACGCTAATAAGATTTGCCATTTTTAAAAAGTTTTTGTTAATAAATAAATCTAGTAAACACAAATATAAGAAAATAATAGGTTATATGCAATCTTTTTGTTATTTTTGTAGGGTTACATATACTTTAATTTTTGATGTCCGAAAAGAACATAAATCAAATACAAGGAATATCTGTCTCTATACCTAAGATACCAACAAGAAAGTCTATACAAGGCTATGGTAAAAAAAAGAAAGAGCAGAAATGGGAGAGAACACCTCTTCCTTCCAACTGGGAAACCATTTCAGAAAAAGCAAAATCTCAATTTGTTGAGCAAGAGTTTGTTAGAAGAAGAGATGGCCATTGGTTTATGAATAACGGAGAGCCAACTTACATTTCTGGATTACATTATTACTACTTAAACTGGTGCAAGATAGACATCGGATACCCAAGCTATTGGGATAGAGATAGAAGATTCTTTTTGGTTTGGGATTCTTCAGTAAAAGACAAAAATTGTTATGGCCTTATAATGCCAAAACACAGAAGGCAAGGAGCATCATGGAAAGCTGCGGCTATAGTTCTAGAAGGAATTACCTCAATGTACAATTCTAACGGAGGTATAATGAGCAAAACTGGAGCTGACTCCAAGAAGTTATTTGATAAGGTTGTTTACTTGTTTAGACAGCTGCCTCCTTTCTTCCAGCCAATTATAGAGGGTACTGATTCTCCAAAGACAGTATTGTCGTTTAAGAAGCCGGGAGAAAGAATTACAAAGAACAATTTAAAAGTATCTAAGTCAGAAGCTTTAAATAGCCAGATAGACTGGAGAAACACGAAGAACAACTCTTATGATGGAGATAAGTTAGCTATATTTGTATCGGATGAGGGTGGTAAATGGTTAGAAGCTGATGTGTCTAAAAACTGGCAGATTGTAAAGCCAGCTCTTTCTCAAGGTAGAAAGATAGTTGGAAAAGCATTCTTACCGTCTACAGTAAACGAGATGGAAGCTGGAGGTAAGTCATTTAAAGATATATGGGACGACTCAGACCAAAACGATAAAGTTATAGGAACAGACAGAACTAGGTCTGGATTATTTAGATACTTTACAGAAGCATACGATGGATACGAAGGTTTTATAGATGAGTACGGAATGTCTATAATTGAAACGCCTAAAACAAAAACGTTTGACCTAGATGGAGATGAAATTTCAATGGGTGCAAAAGAATACTTAGGTCAGATAAGAGATGGATTAAAAAATGACACAAATAAACTTGCTGAACACAAGAGACAGTTTCCTTGGACTCCTGAAGAAGCTTTTAGGGTTTCTGTAGACACGTGTTTGTTTGATGCTGAAAAAATATATCAACAAATAGAATATCTTGAAGTAGTAGGCCCTTCTTTAACAACTTCTGGTAATTTTATATGGAAGAACGCAGAAAAAGACTCTGAAGTTAGATGGATTCCTGATAAGAAAGGAAGATGGAATATATCATGGGTTCCTCCTAATAAAGTAGAAATAAATAAAAGCAGACCTCCTAACGAAGAAATGCTTGTTGCTGGATGTGACCCTTTTGACCACGATGTAACTACAGATGGTAGACGTTCTAATGGAGCGGCTTATGTGTTTAAAAAGTTTAATCTTCACGAAGAAGAAAGTCATATGTTTGTTGCTGAGTATATAGACCGACCACCAAAAGCAGAAATGTTTTACGAAGACATGCTTAGGATGTGTATATTTTATGGATGTCAAATATTAGTAGAGAATAATAAAATAGGCCTTTTACAGTATTTTAGAAAAAGAGGGTATGAAAAATATTTAATGGCTAGACCAGAAAGTACTCATACTAAATTTAGTAAGACAAGACAAACTGAGCTTGGGCTACCAACAACTGGACAGGCTGTTATTAGTGCTATGACAGATGCTCTACAAGCTTATGTATATGATTACATAGGAATAAGAGAAGATGGAACTATGGGAAATCTTTTCTTTTACAATTTACTAAAAGACTTGCTAGAGTTTGACGCAACAAATAGAACAAAATTTGATGCCAGTATGGCTGCTGGAATAACGTTACTTGCCGCACAAAAAAATATAAAACCAAAAATAGAAAAGAAAGTATTTATACCATTTGTAAAAACATATAGCAATAATGGTGTTATTTCAAAACTTATTAAATAAAGATGGAAGACAATAAAAACTACGGAGGATACCCAGACCCTTTTGCACCTCAAGAGGATAAGCTTACTAAAGATTACGGGGTAAGGTATTTTAAAAGAATGTATCATGAACATGTTAACGAAAACAACTTGTTAAATGATAAACACAGAAGATATGAAAAGTGCAGAAGCTATGCTGACGGACTACAATCTATAGATAAGTATAAAGATATTGTAGGAGCCCAAGGAGACACCTCTTACTTGAATCTTAACTGGGAAGCTCTTCCTATCATACCAAAATTTGTTGACGTTATAACTGGAGGTCTTATAAATCAAGAGCATAAAGTAAAATGCACTGCCATAGACCCTACGTCAGTTCAGAAAAGACATCAAGATAAGCTTGATATAGAAACTGATATGGTTATGAAGGACTTCAGTGAAAAAATGACTATGGTAAGTAAGATACCTTTTAATAAAAATAACGAGGCACTACCAGAAGACAAAGATGAGTTAGATTTATATATGAATCTAAACTACAAGCAAGCTACTGAAATAGCTATGGAGCAAGGTATAGAGCTTACTCTTTATTTAAACAATTGGAATGAAATTAGAAAAAGAGTTATTAGGGATTTAATATCTTTAAATATAGCCGCAACAAAAACATCAATTCTAAACGGAAAAATAAACATAAGATACGTAGACCCTCAATACCTAGTTACATCATACAGTAATAATCCTTCTTTTAAAAATATAAGTCATGCTGGAGAGATAATATACATTACTATTACTGAGTTAAGAAAAATGGCTAAAGGAGAGTTTACTGAGGATGAATTGAGACAAATAGCTCAAGATAATGTTGGTAAATTAGGAAACCCTAAAAAGTTTAGCTATAAACAAATAAACTATAATGGACAAACAAGTCACGAGTATGACTCATACAGAATTGCTGTTTTAGATGGCGTGTTTAAAACTGTTGACAATATTGTATACGAAAAGAAATCAAATAGCTTTGGAGGGTATTCTTATAATAAGAAAAAATCTAATTACAAACTTCCTAATAAATCAAAAAACAAAAGAAACTTAGATGTTAATTCTGTAGAAATGGTTTACAAAGGTAAATATATTATTGGTACGGAACACATATTTGATTACGGTCACGCTGATAATATTGTTAGACCAAAAAGTAATTTAACAGAAGCTATTATACCTTACAGCATATACTCTCCTAATCTAAAAGATATGGATAGCAAGTCTGTAGTTGAAAGAATGATACCTTTTGCTGACCAAATACAATTAGCTCATTTAAAGATACAACAGCTTATGGCTAAAGCAAAACCAAAGGGTTCTGCAATTGAGCTTGGAGCTATAGAGAATGTAACAAAAGGAGACGGTGGTGTATTTAGTCCTTTAGAAATACAAGACATATATCAACAAACTGGTAATCTTTACTACAGATTGCAACAGGATGACGGAAGTCAAGCTCCAGCAGCCCCTATTCAAGAACTTGGAGGGGGTATAGGAGGAGCCTTACAAGAGCTTGTTGCTATATACCAGTACAATATGCAAATGATTAGGGATGTTACCGGTATTAATGAAGCTAGAGACGCTAGTATGCCTAGCAAAGACGCTTTGGTTGGTGTTCAAAAAATGGCTGTTCTTGCTTCTAATAATGCTACAAGATTTTTAAATCAAGCTTACATTAATATATACGAACACATGTCTAAATGCCTAGCTCTTAGAGTTTCTGATTTAGTTAAGTATAAAGGAGCTTACGAAGGATACGTAGAGGCAATAGGAGAGTACAGCATGAAAGCTATATCTATAACTAAAGATGTTACAATGGCAGACTTTGGTATAATGATTGAGGCTCTACCAGATGAGGAAGAAAGACAGATGATGGAGCAGAATATTCAAATGTCTCTGAAACAAGATACATTAAGGCTAGAAGACGCTATAATGATTAGAACAGTAAAAAACACTAAGCTTGCTAATCAAATGCTAATGCAGCGTAGAAAAAAGTATCAAGCTGAAAAGCAAGCCGATGCTCAAAGAAACGCTCAAATGAATGCTCAAATACAAAGAGAGTCTGCTATAGCAAAGGCTCAAGCCGAAACAGCTGGTGCTTCAGAAAAGTCTAAACTAGAAATAGAAAAACTTCAAGTTGAGTTTATGCTTAAAGAAGAGTTTGAGAAAAAACAACATG